CCGCCGGGCATTAAGGTGATTTGCGTTGACGACGGCAGTCCGGAGCCCGCACTGCCAGTCATAAAAGAAAACTCTGCGTGGAAATTCGTGGCGCCGAATAACGCCAAAGCGTTCATCTATGGGATGTCATGGATTCAGCTTTACCGCATCACCGTCGACATTCCATGGAATCGCGAGGGAGCGCGCAATCTCGGCGCGCATCATGCGACCACCGATTGGATTATGCACATCGACATCGACCACGTCCTACCCGCCGACGCCGCCGAAAGGCTGCTCGCGTTCAAACTCGATAACAAGAAGTGGTATCGCTTCCCGCGCTGGCGTATCGGTAAAGCCGACGAGACGCGCAAGAAAGACCAAATTGCGCCAGCCTGCGAGTACGGTCAGATTCACCCCCACGTTGACAGCTACCTTGTGCGCCGCGAGATTTATTGGAAGACAGGTGGCTATGACGAAGATTACAGTGGTGGCCTCGGCGGCGGCAATCCGTTTCTTCATCGGCTCGAAGCGATTCACCCGGTCGATATTCTCCCGGCGCCGATCCGCCTGGAGGTCTACACCCGCGCTGCGATTCCCGACGCCAACGATTGGTCGTTATCGCGCGACGTGACCAAATACCGAGAGCTGAAAAAACAAAAAGAAGCGAGCGGCAACACCACGCCGAAAAACCCGCTTAGGTTTCCGTGGGTGAGGGAACTTTGAAATACGGATCGATCATCGACGAGTGGAGCACGCTTGAGGAGTGCGCGCAGGGCAAGTCGCTCGCCCGCTTCGGCGACGGCGAGCTGAAGCTGATGGATGGACAGGGCTATTTTCGCGAACCGCACAACGACAAGCTCGGCGCCGAGCTGTTGCAAGTCTTGCAGCATCCCGCCGAGAATTGTCTTGTCGGCGTGCCGACGATGAACCCCGAGGGGCCAAAGTTTACCAACTGGTGCCGCCACGCCGAGCGCTTCGCCAAGCTGTTTAATCCCGAGGTGACTTACTACAGCGCCTTCGTGACCCGCCCCGATAGCGCGCCGTGGATTTACCGGGAAAACTTCGCTCTGTTGTTTCAAAGCCTCTGGGCGAAAAAGCGCGTCACGGTGATGAGCGAGCGCGACAATAAAATATTCACCCTGGTACAGCGCACCGCCGGCAAGCTCAAGCATGTTATTTGTCCGCACAGCGAAGCCTATGCGCAGATTGACGAGCTAGAGGAGGCCATCGCCGACACCAACCCCGCCATTGCACTGTTATCCTGCGGCCCAACGGCGACTTGTATGGCAAATCGTTTAGCAGTGCGCGGCATTCAGGCGATAGACATCGGCAGTGCGGGGGGGTACTTGCTTAAGTTACTTGCGCAAAAAGATCATTCAGAGTAGTCTATTCGCAAGATATTATTCCACGTACGTCGACGGGCGGACGTGGGAGCGCCGATTAAACGGCGAGTTTACAAAGCCGATTCCGTGCGCGGCGGATTCGGCTTTTTCTTTTTCTGCTTATGGCTATCGCTTGGACGCAAGACGAACTCGATCAGGTTAAAGACGCCATTCTCAAAAAGGCCAGCGGCAAGCGTCTGACTACTGTCGACCTTGGCGGCCGGCTTGAGTCCTACGCCGACGCGCCGCTCGACCAACTGATGGCCCTCGCCGATGAGATTGCCGGCGATCTCGCCGTTCTCACCACCGCAACACGCCCGCGGGTGTTCCGCGCACGCTGGGATAGGGGGCTCTGATGTTCGAGTCCATCCGCCAGTTCTTCAAGCCCCGCGCCGCCTACGACGCAGCCGCTGCTGGCCGCCGCTTGGGCCGATGGCAGCCCGGCAAGGTTGGGCCCAACGAAGCCGTCCTCCGCGATGTCGAGCAGATACGCGCCCGCGCGCGCGACCAGGTGCGCAACAATCCATGGATTAGCCGCGGCATCAAGTCATGGGAAGCCAACGAGATCGGCTGTGGCGTCACCATGAAATCAGCCGCGCCAGACGAAGCCTTCCGCCAGCAGGTCGACACCCTATGGTATAAGCAATCGAAATACATGGACGCCGACGGCCTGCTCGATATCCACGGCATGGTCAGGCTCGCCGTGCGCACGCGCCGTGCCGGCGGCGAAATATTTATCCGGCGCCGCCCGCGCCAGATATCCGACGGCTTGCCGGTGCCGATCCAATACCAGCTCTTGGAGCCCGAGTTCTGCCCGGTCGGCTACACCGACCTGAGCGCCCGCATTTACGGCGGGATTCAGTTCAACGGCATCGGCAAGCGGACGACTTATTGGATGTACCGCAATCATCCCGGCGACGGCGCGCTGTTCGGTGGCCTTGGCGCCTATGATCTCGTGCCGGTGCCAGCCGCCTCGATCCTGCACCACTACGACCCGCTGCGCCCTGGACAGATCCGCGGCATGCCCGCTGTGGTCCAGGCCATGATAAAGGCCAAGGATTTCGACGAGTACGATGACGCCGAACTGCTAAGAAAAAAGACCCGCGCCGGGCATACCGGCACGATTACCCGGCCCAACTGGACCGAGGAAGATTTTCAATATGACCCGATGACCGGCCTGCCCGTCGAGAAGGACACTACCGGCGTCGGTATCACCGACGTTCAGCCCGGCAGTTTTATTTCTCTTTTGCCTGGCGAAGATGTTCGCTTGTTCGAAGGCGACAACACCGGCGGCGGATACAAAGACTTCGTCCGCCAGCAACTTCTCGGCATCGGCGCCGGCCAGGACGTGCCCTATGAATTTATTTCCTGGGATTTCTCCAGCCTAAACGACCGGACCCTGCGCGTAGTCCTGGCCGAGTACCACCGGATCATCGAGCAGGACCGCTGGCTGTTGACGATTCCGCAGGTTTGCATGCCGATCTGGCAAGATTTCATCGACTTCGCCGTGATGAGCGGCGCGATTAAAGCCCCAGCCGACTTTACCGAGCGCCGCGAAGAGTACAGTGCCGTCGAATGCCATCCCGAGGGTTGGCCCTACCTGCACGAGCTTCAGGACGCTAACGCCGACGTGGTACGGCTCAAGGCCGGTCTCACCAGCCGCAAGCGGGTGCTCAGTTCGAACGGCGAAGATGTCACCGAGATCGACAAAGAGCGCGCCGAGGACGCCGCCCGGTCCAAACAGATGGGCCTCATGGACGACTTTGGCGGTTCTGCAGCCGTGGCCCAGCCAGGCCAAGAGACCATGATGGATGATAGCGAAGAAAAAAAAGGGGATAGCCAGAATGCTCAATAAGCGCTCGTACCGTGTCGACGAGGCCGCCAGAGAAATAAATGTTTCACGTCGAACAGTCTATCGAATGATCGACCGCGGCGACATTCACGCGGTCAAAATTGGCCGTTTGACCCGCATCCATTACCAGCAAATCGAAGGTGTTCTCCACAATTCGTGTCCCACTGTGCCAGAGAGTGACAGCGACGACGATTAGTCATTGCCGTTTTTCAAACCTCACCGTAGTCTAACCTCAGATTAGATTTCCCCTTGGCCGTCGACGGGCGGGTTTGGGGAACCGGCCATAAAAACCGGGAAGAAAAGGCCGATCCGTGCACGGCGGATTGGCCTTTTTCTTTTTTGGGGAGGTCACTTTGAAAACCTGGTACGCCATCAAAGCCGAGAGCGACAGCGAAGCAGTCATCGATATCTTCGACTACATCGGTTACTGGGGCGTCAACGCCCGCGATTTCATCGGCGATCTGAAAGCCCTCGGCGACAAAATCACCAACATCAAGGTTCGAATAAACAGCGACGGCGGCGAGGTCTTCGACGGCATCGCCATCTACAACGCGCTGCGCCGCCATCAGGCCAACATCACCGTCGAGATTTACGGCATCGCCGCCTCGATCGCTTCGATCATCGCCATGGCCGGCAACAAAGTCGTCATGCCGGCGAACACTTTCATGTTCCTTCATGACCCGCTCGCGTTGGTCGTCGGCGATGCCGAGGAAATGCGCGACACCGCCGACTCGCTGGAGAAGATCGCCGGTGCCCTGCAATCGACCTACATGGTCAAGAGCGGCAAGGACGAAAAGACTGTTAAGAAGTGGATGAATAATGACACCTGGTTCAGCGCCCAGGAGGCGCTCGAAGCCGGGCTCGCCGACGAGGTTACTGACGCCGTTAAGATGGCCGCCCGGATAGACTTCGCCGATCGCTTCAAGAATGCACCAAAACCGTTGATCGATTCCCTGTCCGCAAGTGCTAGTCCTGCCGCCACCGCGCCGGCTGCGGCGCCATCCCCAGCGCCGCAGCCCCAGGCGTCTGACGGCAACCTCATCGAGATCGTCGACATCGACGCCAACACGCTGCGCGCTGAAGCGGCCGATATTTCCAAGCTGTGCAACGAGCTCGGCTTGCCCGACATGGCCGCCGACTTTTTCAAATCAGGCGCCCGGCTCGCCGATGTGCAAAAGCGTTTTGCAAACTCTACGGAAATCCGCAACCGCTGCGCTGCCGCCGGCATGCCCGAGCGCGCCGCCCGGTATATCCAGGCCGCACTCGATCCCGAAGAGGTAAGCAAAAACCTGTTGGCGATCAAGGCCGCATTGGATACCGCCGACATCGACAACAAGCAGCGCGACGACCGCAAAGACAAGCCTGTTGTTGAACAAAAACCCTTCGATCCATCCGCCATCAATAAACGGTATCGAGACAGAGAGAAAAATTTCGGGAGGAAATTATGAGCGTCACGGAACGTGTAAAAGCGGGGCTCCTATTGTCGGAAGGTAATGGTCACTATTCCCGGCTAAACGTCACCATTGTCAGCGGGCAAGACCTCAAATACGGCGACGTAGTCGGCAAGGTCACCGCCAGCGGGAAATATGCCATTTACGCGAACGGTGCCAGCGACGGCACCGAAGCGGCGGTTGGAGTTCTCATCGGCAGCGATGTCGACGCGACCCTCGGCGATCTGCCAGGGGCGATTCTGGTTGGTAATGCCGAGGTCAACCAGGATTTGTTGGGCTGGGGCGCCAATGACGCCACCGGTATTACCGCCGGCAAAGCCGAGCTTGTCGCGCTCGGCATCAAGTTGCTCGACGGCGTGTAATCAAAACACAAACAAAACCCTGGAGGGATAATTCTGATGGATATATTAGACGTTTTTTCCGACCTCTTCACGATGTCGAGCCTGACCGACGCGATCAGCCATGTGGATTATCTGCCAGGTCGCGTCGGTCAGCTTGGACTGTTTGAATCAGAAGGCGTGCCCGATCGGACCGTCGTGATCGAGGAAGATCCAATCACGTTAGCCCTTGTACCTGTGACCCCATGGGGCGGCGTACCGACTCCCAACACCATGGATGCGCGTGTGGCGCGGCCATTTCTCGCGCCGCATGTTGCCATGCAAGATGCCATTGGACCCGGCGAGATTCAGAGTGTGCGCGCCTACGCGCAGGGTCGCACGCCTTCCGATGCGCGCATGACCGTCGAGGAAATGCGTAATCGCAAGCTCCGCGTCATGCAGATGAAACTTCAGGCGACTCTAGAATTTCACCGCATCGGCGCCATCAAGGGCGTCGTCTACGATGCCGACGGCACCACGGTGATTCATAACATGTTCACCTTGTTCAACGTCGCCCAGCAGACTCTCAACATGGCGCTCGGCACAACGACAACCAACATCCTCGGCAAGATCCGCGCCGCCCAGCGTTTGTCGCAGGACGCGCTCGGCAACACGCCGTTTACAGGCTGGCGTGGGCTGGCCGGCGATACATTCTTCGATCAGTTGATCGGACACGGCAAGGTCGAAGATAAATACCTAAATAGCGCAGACAACCGTTTGCTGCGCGATGCAGATCTCGCTTATGGCGCGATCAGTTTCGGCGGCGTGGTTTGGGAAAATTACCGCGGTTCCGTTGGTGGCGTACCGTTCATCGAAGCCGATAAGGCTTATCTCTTCCCGATGGGCGCGCCTGGCCTGTTCTTGCAAAAGAACGGTCCATCCGACTGGATCGACCGCGTCAATCAGATGCCGCAGAGTCCCAACGGTCTACCTATCGAAGTGCGGTCTGAGATGCTGCCGATGGGCAAGGGCATGCAAATCGAGGCGCAGATGAATCCGTTGTGCTTGTGCACGCGCCCGCGCGCGGTCATCCAACTCGACAACGGCGCCGCGTCCTAGAAGTAAATGGAGAATGGAGAGGCGAGGATAGAGAATGGTGGAGCGTGGTCGGATCATCCGATCCCGCCGCCACCGATCCTCGACCTCGACTCTTCACCTCTGACCCGGGTTATCGAGCCTCAACTCTCGACCGATCCTCTCTTTATTGTCGGCTGGCTGTGGAAAGGCGCGCGCAACATCTACGGCCCCGAGCACGCCAACACCTGGGCGCGCATGATCCATCGCAATCTAACGATCCCGCATCGGTTTGTTATTTTTACCGACTTCGACGAGTCGGAGTTTTGCCGTTTGATCGAGCCGCTTCCGCTATGGGACGACTGGCGCAATCTGGTCAATCCCGCATGGGGCGTAAACCATCCTACCTGTTACGTTCGCCTCAAAGCGTTCAGCCGCGAGTTCGGCGCCGTCTTATCGCCTCGAAGCCTCGCGCCTATCCGGTTCGTTTCTATCGATCTGGACTGCGTCGTGCTCGGCAACCTCGATTCGTTATTCAGCCGCGACGAAGACTTCCTGATTTACCATCGCCCGCTAACCATGACACCCTTCGACACCATCAACTGCTATCAGGCGAGTATGTGGATGATGACCGCGGGCGCGCGCGCGAGCGTCTGGGAGCAGTTCCGCGGCGCCGAGAGCGTCCACAAGGCGCGCCAATATCTGGGCACCGATCAAGGCTGGATGCGCCATATCCTCGGCCCTGATGAGCCGGGCTGGGATATCCAAGACGGCGTCTACGGCTGGCCGCAGCTGCGCGATAACTACAACTATCGTAACTCACCGCCGCCGGGCGCCAAGATCGTTTTCTTTTACGGCAAACAAAAGCCCTGGGAGATTGCGCCGATCGACCAGCCGATCTGCCAGCACTGCGGTCACGACGTGCAAATCAAGCCGCCCTACGAGATTACACGTAACAAGCGCGGCGCCGAGGATGCGTTTCAGTGGGTGCCGAGGAATTACCGTTAATGGTCACCGTCAAAACGGACTTGAATGCGTTGAATCGCAAGTTGCGCCAATACGTCGCGCGCTACCCACGCGCAGCTAGTGCCGGTATCAACAAGGCCGCCGCGGGCGCTTATACGCTCGCTGTGCGCGAAGTTCAGGCCGATATCGGCGCCAGCGCGCAGAAAACCATCAAAAAAAATCTGAAATTGTATAAGGCGGCTCCTGAAAGACCAGAGGCTCGGATATTTGGTTTTTCATCGAAAAAAGAACGGATTCCGATCTATGAGATGAAGCCCAAACCTCGCACCGTGCCGAAGCGTCGTCCGAAAGCGCCCGGCGTGCGCTACGGTCCAGACTCAAAACTAATACTGGGATCTTTCCTGCAGAAAATGGAAAGCGGCCATATCGGGGTCTTCAAACGCACCGGCAACTTCACGACTCCTACGCGGGGACGATACGCCGGCGCTATTTATTTACGCGGTCAATTCGAAGGGCTTCCGGTCATTCGCGAACAAATCGCCGAATTGTTTGGTCCATCCATCGCCTTGGTCTTCTCGCGCAAAAAGATCACCGACAAGATCCGCGCCTATCTCAAGGACAAGGTGCCGCAAGAGATCGCGCGCGCCTTCAAGTTCGCGACAGGATGACATGGCAGACACCTTGCAAAACCAAATCCTCGACGACATCGACACGGTGCTGCAAGCTGTTCCATCGTTGGCGACCGTCGCCAGTGGCACCTTCGAACTTTACAAGGTACAGCGACCGGCCGTCGGCGTTATTCCCGACGAAGAGACCACGGAGAATCTACCCGACGATATTTATCTGGAGCGCCTGCGCGTTGCCGTGCGCGTTGTCGTAGACGAGGAATGTGACAGCCCGCGCAAGGCGTTGGGGGAGATCATCGGCGACGTGCACCGCGCTATCCTCGCCGATCATACCCGCAGTGGCCTGGCAATGGACACCGTCAAGGTCGGTATCAAATGGCTGTTTCTCGACGAACACTACCCGCGCGCGGGCGCCGATGTGAATTTTCAAATCACTTATTCGACCGAGGAGAAAGACCCCAGCGTTTCCAATTACGACTCGTAATCAAGGAGGATAACCATGCCAGCAAGTCAAATCCTACCCGGCAAAGGCGGGCAACTATACCGCAGAAATACTTCGACGTTACTTTACGAGGCCATCCCGCAGTGCCGGGTAATCCCGACGCCGTCGGCGACCCAGACCTACGCCGACGCGACCAATCACGACAGTCCCGGCAGCTTCGAGGAGAACATCCCGACGATCAAGACCGGCGACGAGGCCCAGTGCACCTTGGTCTACCATCCCGACATAGCGATTCACAAGCAACTGTATCAGGACTTTATCGACCAGACGAAATTGTTCTGGCGCTCCGTCCTGTCAAACACGATCGACGGCTGGGAATACGAAGCGCGGGTGTCCAAGTTCGATATTCCCATCGACTTCAGCGCGCCAGTATTTCTTAATTTCTCGCTCAAGATTACCGGCTTGCCCGTGATGATCGAAATATCATAACAGCATGAGGTGAACCGTGCTTCCCGAACCGATTGACATCGTACTCGACAAGCCGCGCCGCCTGCGTTTCAATCTCGAAGCTCTCATGTTAGCCGAGCGCGAGATTAACCGCAGCCGCGGCGTGCGGCCCGCCGAGTACATCAATATTGAATATCTGATTCTCTGGTCCGCGTCAGCGCAGGTCGCCGGCACCGGCAGCTTTGCCCTTGATCTGGTAACGACGCTGCTCTGGGCCGGGCTGCGCTGGGAGGATAAGGCTCTCACCGTCGACAAGGTGCCAGCGCTCATGGACGCCTCGCCGCTCACCCACGGCGAAATTATGACCACGATTTGGGAGGCCTACAATCTCCACAGCAAGCGCGCCCGCAAGCCCGCCGACACCGCGCCGCCGGTGGAGGATAGCGACCCTTTGGCCCAACGCCCTGGCTCGATCACTGGAGCTTTGCAGTAGTTGAGTTAGGGCTGGGCGAGGATCAGTTTTGGTCGCTGACCTGGGTCGAGTTGGAGGCGTTAGAGAGTCGGCGCCGTGAACAAGAGAAGCGGCGCTACGAGCGCGCCGGGACGATCGCCGCAATGACCTTGAATGTATGGCGCGATCCACAGCGCCAACCGCAACCCTACCGCGCCGGCGATATTTTCCCCTGGATCGACGACCAGCGCGAGCCCGTGGACGACAGCGCGGCGCTCGATCTGTATTTCGCCGGTCTCGCCGCTCAATACCGCAAACAGCACCCAGACGCCCCGGCCCCAGCGCGCCGTAAGGTCAGCAGACTAGAGATGGTGGAAATCAATGGCTGACGAGATCAAACAAACAATCATCATCGAAGCCTCTCTGACGAAGATCCAAGCGGATCTTAAAAGGTTAGAGGGCAACTTCGCGTCGTCGTTCGGCAATATCAAAAATCTTGCGACCTCGGCCCTCGGCGCGTTAGGCGTCGGCCTTAGCGTCGGGTCTATCGTCGGGTTTGGTAAGGAAGTCTTAAACCTTGCCGACAACCTGAAGAATCTAAGCGAGCAGACCGGCGTCAGCGTCGAGCTATTGTCCGGTATCAAGTCGCCGCTCGAAGAGGCCGGCACGTCGATTGATGCTTTCGCCAAGGGCGTTTTCAACCTGCAAAAAAATCTCGGCAACATCGACAAAGAGACCGACCCGGCGGCGCAAGCGATCAAACGGCTGGGC